TTACACTATTATTGTAGAGTTTAGGTAATAAATTGTATAAATAGTAATACGAGAACAGAGAGAGAACATGAAATTAATATCGGAAGAAATTCAAGACGCTGAATATTTGGTTGAAGAAACCAATGGAAAAAAGGCGTATAAAATTCGTGGTGTCTTTTTACAAAGTGATATCAAAAACAGAAACGGTAGAATTTACGAGAACTCTATCCTTTCAAATGAGGTAAAAAGATACACAACAGAATTCATTGATAAGAAAAGAGCCTTTGGTGAGTTAGGACATCCTGACGGACCAACAGTTAACTTAGAGAGAGTATCACACATGATTACATCTCTAAAATCTGAGGGTAAAAACTTTATCGGTGAGGCAAAAATCATGGACACTCCATACGGTAAGATTGTAAAAGGTCTTATTGATGAAGGCGCTCAATTGGGTGTATCTTCAAGAGGTATGGGTTCTCTGGTTCAAAAGAACGGTGGTAACTATGTGGGAAAAGATTTCTACTTGGCTACAGCCGCTGACATTGTAGCAGACCCCTCTGCTCCAGACGCTTTCGTTGAAGGCATTATGGAGAATAAAGAGTGGATTTGGGACAATGGTGAAATAAAAGCAAAGGATATTGAAGAGTATAAAAGATATATCGAGAAGGCAAAAACTATTCAATTAGCAGAAGCTAAAGCGAATGTATTTAAAAACTTTCTTGAAAAACTTTAATATTATAAATATCTATTAATAAGAGAAAAATAACTAGTTATTTTTAAAAAGGAGATTTCTCAAATGGCCGATACAGAAAACAAGTTAGAGGCGTTAGAGCAAGAAGCAGTAGCCGAGGCGAATGCCCAAGCGGATGCTCCTAAAAAGAATGCTGTAGCGGCTGAGCCGAACCATCTGAAAAATGATGCTGAAGACTTAGGCGCAGCTGTTGTTAAACCAACAGACAGTAATCCTGACGCAACTAAAAAAACTAAGCAAGTTTCTGGCGATGCCCAACAAAAATCACAAGGTAGTGCTGACCCTATGCCAACATTGGCTGGTCACAATACTAAGTTGGAAAACGCTGAAGCTAACGAAGGTTCGGAAGAAATCAAGGAAGGCGAAATGCCAAAAGCTGCTTTAGACGCTCTTAAAAAACACAAAGAGAAGTCTGAGGACAAGAATTCAAAAGCAAAAGATGTTGAAGAAACAATGGATGCTGGAGAAGATTCTAAAATGGCAGATAAGAAAAAAGAAGTTAATCAAAAAACAGCAAATGTTTCTGAAATGGGTATGAAGTCAGCTTCATACAAAATGAAAAAAGAAGAAACTGCTGAACATGTTAACGCTTTAATCGCTGGACAAGATGACTTATCCGAAGAATTTAAAGAAAAAGCTGCTACCGTATTTGAATCAGCTGTAAACTCTAAAGTTAAAGAGATTGCAGAATCAATGGAAGCAGAGATTAAAGAAATAAACGAGCAAGATGTTGCTAAGCATAAAGAAGAACTGACTGAAAAAGTTGATTCTTACCTATCATATGTCGTTGAAGAGTGGATGAAAGAAAACGAAATCGCTCTTGAAAGAGGTATTAAAGGTGAAATCGCTGAAGACTTTATCACAGGTCTTAAAAAACTTTTTGCTGAGCATTACATTGATGTTCCAGATGAAAGATACAATGTGCTTGAAGACCAAGCAGCTAAAATTGAATCTTTAGAAAAGAAACTCAATGAGCAAATTGAGAAAAATGTTGAATTAAACAAGGACAATGCAGACAAAACTCGTACTGAAATTATGAGTGAAGTTGCAAATGGTCTTGCTGATACAGCAAAAGAAAAATTTGCTAAACTTGCCGAAGAGATTGAATGGTCAGACGCTGACTCTTTTAAAACTAAATGTGAAACTATTAAAGAATCATATTTTGGTGTTAAAGAAGAAGTCAAAGACTCTTTACATGATGTGGCGGCTGAAGATGGAGCTTCTAACGAAGACCTATCTAAAGCAATGGCTGCTTACACTGCCGCTATAAGCAAAACAAAAGATATGAAAATATCTTAGTATAACCGGACAAAGGGAGAAAATTAAAATGTACTTATCCGAAACACACGAAAAAAAATGGCAGCCTGTGTTAGAACATCCAGATTTACCAAAAATCGGAGATTCTTACAGACGAGCCGTTACATCAGTTATTCTTGAAAACCAAGAAAGAGCTGCTAAAGAAGACCAGGCTTTTATTTCAGAAGCTGCGCCTACAAACGCAACTGGTTCAAACATTTCTAACTGGGACCCAATCCTAATTAGTCTTGTTAGAAGAGCTATGCCAAACCTTATCGCTTACGATATCGCTGGCGTACAACCAATGACAGGTCCAACAGGACTTATCTTTGCAATGAGAAGTAGATACACTTCACAAACTGGCGCTGAAGCTATGTTTGACGAAGCTGATACAGACTTCTCTGGAAGAAATGCCGCTGGTTCAGCTGTAGATGGTTATTCAACTACTGCTAACTCTGGTACTAATCCAGGTGCTCTAAACGACTCACCATCAGCTGGAACTTACACAACAGGTTCAGCAATGACTACAGCAGCTGCTGAAGCATTAGGTGACGCAGACGGAAACGCTTTCGCTGAAATGGCATTCTCAATCGAGAAATCGACTGTTACTGCTAAATCAAGAGCGTTGAAAGCTGAGTACACAATGGAACTTGCTCAAGACTTAAAAGCAATCCATGGTTTAGACGCTGAAACTGAACTTGCAAACATTCTATCTGCTGAAATCCTTGCGGAAATCAACAGAGAAGTTGTAAGAACAGTTTACACAAACGCAGAGAAAGGTGCTGCTACAAACACAACTACAGCAGGTATCTTTGATTTAGATACAGACTCAAACGGAAGATGGTCTGTTGAAAGATTCAAAGGACTTATGTTCCAACTTGAAAGAGATGCGAACAGAATTGCACAAAGAACAAGAAGAGGAAAAGGTAACATGATTATCTGTTCAGCTGATGTTGCTAGTGCGCTTCAAATGGCTGGTGTTTTAGATTACACACCTGCTCTTAACAATAATTTGAATGTTGATGACACAGGCAATACTTTTGCTGGTGTTCTTAACGGCAGATTTAAAGTATACATTGACCCGTATAGTGCAAACAGCTCAGCAACACAATACTATGTTGTTGGTTACAAAGGTACTTCACCTTATGACGCTGGTATGTTCTATTGTCCATATGTTCCACTACAAATGGTGAGAGCAGTTGGTCAAGATACTTTCCAACCGAAAATTGGCTTCAAGACTAGATATGGTCTTATCGCTAACCCATTCGCTGAAACAGGTGCTATCACAGGTGCTCACTCAGTTGTGGACAACGCTGGTTCTGCTAACGCTAACAGATACTACCAAAGAGTTAAAGTTACTAACTTGATGTAATATTTGTTGAGTTTTCAACAGTAATAATAAAGGGCGCTTCGGCGCCCTTTTTTTTGGCCTTCCTCCAGGATGGATAAATAATAGTATGACAACCACAAACGCATATTCAAGACAACCTACAAAGTTTGACTACGCTTCTCCTACTCAGTTTAAGTTTCAACTTACAAAGCTGCCTAAGGTGGAATATTTCACAACTGCTTGTAATATACCAGGGATTAGTCTGAGCACTGCTCTCCAACCAACTCCGTTGAAGGACATACCACTTCCAGGTGATACTGTAGAATTCAATGATTTAGAGATTACATTTTTAGTTGATGAAAATTTAGAAAACTACAGAGAGATACATGGCTGGATGTATGGTATTGGTTTTCCAAAGGATAGAAAACAATATAGTGCTTTAATAGACGCCAATAAAGATAGATTTCCTACGACTGGTAAAGACAGTCAAAACCATGACGCAGGTAAGGTAAAATATGGTGCAATGCCTATAGGACCTATCTTTTCAGACGCCACACTTAATGTTTTGACTAGTAAAAATACAGCAAATATAGAAGTTAGATTTAGTGATGTATTTCCAACAGCATTATCTGGATTGAACTTTGACCAACAAGCTGATGATGTCAATTATCTATCAGCCACGGTCACATTTAAGTATAAGATATACGAATTTGCCTTAAAAGGAAGACAACCAACAAACACAGTTACATAACGCTTTACATTTATATAATATTATGATAGGATACCTTTATTATGGATTTAGAAAAACTACAAGAACAAGCTGATAGTGATTTAAAAATTAACGATACTGAACTTGATTTAGAATCACTTAAAACACCACAACTACACAA